CCCGAATATCGGGTTGGTGTCATCGTCACCTGTACGAGTCTTCGTTTCAGGGGACAGCAGCCTCATCGGGACTATGTCCTGGTAGAAGCTGTCGGAAATATTCCTAGTAGTGAACTTGCCCTCCAAGAGGACCGCACGTTCGCAATACTTCCCACCTTTGGAGTATACACCCCACTTGTCTTCCGAGGGTTTAACCCTATATCGGAAAGCACTTGGCTTGTACTTTCGGAGCTCTCTTAGAGAGCCTAATCGTATAATGTCGTCGCCTGCACACCTCCAGGTGTGTCGACGAAGACTAAAGGGATCTAGAGGCGCCGTGCGCCCAGATGCTGCTACATCGATAGCTTTGCTAATCGTATGCAGAATGATTTTTGTTCCGGGAAGGCCCATAAGGGCCCCCCGGGAGGAAATATCTTGTACACCGTCCGTCTCGAGGACGAAAGGTTGCAAGATAAGTTCGTGGGCATAACGAAAGTAATTACTCACGTCACGCCATGGTTCCCAAAAGGATTCCATGTGCAAGGTACCCGCTTCATATTCTATGAAGTCAGTCGATCTTTCAAGATCTCCTAAAAGGATTCCCTCGTAGAGGTCGGAGCCCCGCTCCTCTGGAAAAGAATTCTGTAAATCTTTTACAAATTCCCATGCCTGGTTTCCCGCACTTAGTCCGGAGTCCAGAGTTGGATCTGTTTCCAATACAGCGCGCATGACATGCGCGTAAGGCTGCAAGTACGTCGTCAGACATGCTTGAGACTTAGTGGGTATCCTGGCTTTACCTCCAGGTTCCCCCAATGCGACCGCCGAAGCGGAAAACATTTTGCCCGTGGGCCTTCCGGCCTGGGTTATATAGCCCTCTTCGAAGAGGGTCACGTAGCAATACGTATGTAGGAGGATCGCTAAGCGATTCTCTTCCATTCCGACCAGTTCTGGATGAATCCATCCAGAGTGTTCGATCTCCGTCCCGATTTCTGCCTCAGGCAGTTCGTTGACGAATGGGATCTCCGCTCTCCATCTTGGAGCATCTCTACGGACGACGAAACGTCCTCCAGTAGGTAGTAACCAAACCTGATCTTCGTCAGGAGAGGTCGTCAGCCATTTATGGAATCCAGGAATAATGGCTTTCTTCTTTCCACCTTTGCTCGAGCTCAGCTCGTAGCACCCCCTATTCGTTAGGGAGCAGTGGGAATTTGCGTGCTTCAGGACACCTGCTTCACGCGCGCACGATAATATTTCGGCCCCAGCTAAGCTGGAGTTTCTACGAATGTATTCTCTATCCTCCCCGCTTAACGGGGACGGCGTAAAGTCACAATACGTCTTTCGGGTCTCTTCAAGAGCTTCCGAACAGGCCGTGCCGTCTGCAGACGGCATCGTCCTCGTAATGCAGTATTCTACCGCATTAACTATCCTCTCCTTGTCGCTTATAGCGGCCGAAGGGTCTAGCCACGTTCCCTCAGGGATCGGTGGCCAGGATGGTTTGTAATCTGGGAAAGGGTCCTCAGGATCCCTTCCGAAGATTGAATTGGACACCCACAAACAGTGTTGTTTCCATTCTTTAATGGCTGGTTGCGTTCGCTTTTGCGTAATGACTATGTCAGAAAGACGCTTCCACCATCCGACCTTATACCGAT